CTAGACTTATTCAACATAGGTCCTACGAATTTTGTGCTAGATTAGCTCAGTATATAATGCCGATGGAAGAACATATCTGGCATTGGGATATAAATTTCAAGCGTGCGAAAATCGAAGATCGAGTATTCGCAAAGCGTATGAATTCGTTCCAGAGAGCTAAAAGACTTCGATCCATGTTTATGCGATTTAAGGATCCAATCATAATTGATTTGGATTATTCCCGTTTGGATGCCCATTTACTCTTACATGTACTTGAGTCCATAGAGTTTGCAACCTACCGAAAATTTAATAAAGATGGTGAGTTGGATGCCTTGTTGAGGTGTATGAGACACAATATTGGATTTACCAGAAATGGCATCCGATATACTGCCAAGGGAAGGAAAGCGAGTGGGGAATACGTCACCTCATTAGGTGATAGTTTGATCAACTTTTGCTTTCTCAAATTCTGGACTAGGGTGCTGTCGAAAGTTGAGTTGTTGATAGATGGTGATGATAGTGTGATCATGTTAGAGAGGGATGAATTACATCTCCTAGATTTGGATTTCTTTACCAGTATAGGGTTTTCGGTAAAGACAGGAGTTACTCGAGTGTTTGAAGAAACAGACTTCTGTCAATGCCGCCCTGTTGAAGTTGCTCCTGGAAAGTGGCGTATGGTGAGGAACCCATGGAGGGTAATGAGTCGGACTGCGGTTAGCGATCAGCATTTTATTGGAAGAGCTAGGGATGATTGGGTAGCGTCTGTTGGAATGGGTGAGTTAGCTTGTAATATGGGTGTTCCCATAATTCAAGAGTACGCACTCAGGTTGATGACGCAAGGTTTTGCTCGACCAAAGTTTGTTGATAAGGTCCTCGAGCGTCGTCCAGGTGAATCCCGGCGACCTTGTCCGAAGCCAATCCTATCATGTTCACGAGTGTCGTTTGCTCTCGCTTGGAATGTCTGGCCAAGTGAGCAGGAGGAGCTGGAACAGACTCTCTTCAGGGGGGTGATATAAATACCTGAATTGAGATGCGCACTACTTAAGGTTATGTTGCCT